AATTTGACACACTCTCTAAAGGCACTGCGCCAAGTATTAAATGGATCTGTATTAAAAGCTGTAATATTGCTAACAGTATCCATTGCTTTGAACTTTTTGCTGATACTTGTGGTCATATCAGAACTATTAACGTCCACTTCGAGAGTTAATCTGGTAGGCAGTAATTTAACACCGCCATAACCATACTCCAAATCATTAATAGGGTTACGACTCCTCCAGACATGAACAACATCTCTATCATGTTTAGGAACATAATACTCCAATTTAAAATTATCAACTAATTCTGCGTCGGCATCAATTACCCAAAACATGGGCGTTGTAACAAGTTTTGCAGCTTCTATATGCGCTTGATGTATACCTTTAATACCGTGTACACGCTTTGCTGAAGGATATTGCTGTAGAAGCGTTGCGTAATTTACATCTGCAAAGGATTCATTGTAACTTATAAACACAATGTCAGACGGAATAGAATATGTTGCATTGACATCAATGTCTTTTGTCTTGCCTGTAAAGAATTGATATTGCCATTCTCTGTTTGTTATCTGTGTTCCTCTAGGGATTAGATAAACACCAAGTTGTTTTTCGTTATCTTGTAAAAATCTGTGTATATATTTTTGGTCCCATTCCGGAACAACATAACTAAAATCATAGTCAATAACACAGTCATCGTCAATGATCCAGGAAAATTTAGTAAATGTGTCTTTGATTGCTTCCTGAATTGTTGCTCGTTTTTGTGCATGAGGAAATTTATTTTTTAATTCTTGCCATCTTTGATCAGAGGTAGGAGTTCCTTGATCTATAAAAAATAAATCATACATTTTTATTAGGAAAATAATATGTAGCGCAAAGGTTAAACGTTTCTTGATACAAATCAGCAGTAAATTTACTTTGTTTTTCGTCTAACCAAGGCCAATGTAATCCAAGCTCTCGACTAATGTGAACTGCATAATCTTGAGAATCTTGTTCAACAAGAGTATGATTTACTTTTTCATCATATATTTCTTTTAAGATTTCAAAATCACGAACTTGTATATAATCCCAATCTGTACAATTAGTCATATAAGTACCCATTCTTGCACCAAGAATAGCATACTTTCCGTTTTCGACATGAGCTCCTACAGTTGACCACATCTTTAATCGGTGGATATTATGCCACCATATTTGCTGTTTAATTTCTGTAGGTTTGACTTTGACTCCATCTTTAAGTGTCATTTTAACACCTTCACGGAATCCTGCTCTCCATGCTTGAAATGGGGTGCAGTTTATAACACTTTGACTGAATGACTTAGGGTGATTTTTGTATCCATCTTCCCAACAGAAGTCAACTTGAGCTTGCGGAGATTCTGCTGCTTCGTGTGTTTTCATATTAAGGATAAAATCTTTATGCCAGATTTTTAATCCGCCGTTGCCGTAGCGTAATCCATTAACTGAATTAATACCACACCACCCATACACACGTATTTTTTCGTTTGACATATCTAGATCCATATCAAAAAAACTTGGATCTACTATGTTATCTGCATCAACAGTAATTAACCACTCTGTCTCTGATTGTTCGGCTGCTACCTTATGAGCAGCATCAGAACCTTTTATACCATGAACTCTTTTGGCCCAAGGCACCTTTGTTAACAAATCTGCATAATTCTTTTCAGCATTGGGTTCGTCGTAGCTGATAAAAATAGTATCAAATTCAATTACTTTCATTTGACCTCAAAGTTAACGTTTCCAAAAATCTTAATGTAATAAATGCTAATGTCTTCGGGCAATGTTGATCCATCAAACTCAACTTCTGCTTCACCATTTGCATGAAGTTGATTAGCAGATAAAACAATTGGAGTAATAAGTTCGTTGGGATTATTATATTTTGTAATATAAAAACGAATTCTTGTTTCTTCGTCGTTACCAACTAAGGAATTCTCAACGTTTTTCTTAGCATTGTCTGACAATAGCTGCACCTTAAAAACTTTTCTTTCTAACAATATAGATATCTTGGCATCTAAAACTGATTCATCCATATCATTATTAAATTGTATTCTTACAAATTCGCCAAAATCACTATATGTCTTTTCGACAGGAATAGGTTCAATTTTTTGAGTGCTAGTATTAAATCTATATTTAAATATACCTTGAGAAAATAACTCATCGATTAAATTAAGTTGATCTTCGGGATAGGCAACTACTTTAGAACCAGGAATCAATGTCTCTGGACTTGATATTCTGGGATCCTTTGGCCACAATCCGCACAATCTAAAATTTGTTTGACGATAGGCCACATGCCAACGAGGCTGTGCTTCTTCTATAAATTTCTCAAATTTTTCTTTAAAATTTGCCATCTTTTATCCTTTTTCTAATTATTCTTTTATAGGTATTAATTTCGTCAATACCTATTAAAGATTTTTGAACATAATGTACAATATCTGTTTGTTCATAATTTCCAATTTTTAAATGTGCATCTCTATCAAAACAAAAAGACAACTGATTAGTCCATGTATCATCTAAATTATAACAGTCTTGTACTCCAGATTTCATATGTACTATTCTAGGAAAAGGTAAATCAATTAAAGCTAAATTTGATATACCAAGCAACTTTACGGCTAAACCAAAAATTTCATCTGTTCCTAAAACAGCTCCATTATCAACATCTAAAATAATATTTTTAAATTCTACAGGGTATTTAGTTATTAATTTTACTAATTTAAAGAATTCTTTAACTGTATTATCTGCTTTGTCAAAATAGGTGTATGCTGAATAAACGTTTGGAATATCATTTAGTTCTTGAAGTTTCCTATAGTAATTACTAGTAATCAAATTTCCTCTAAATGTTAATGCATTTGTAGCAATATGTAAGGGCGATATTTCTCTTAATTTATCAATCCAGTGACTATAATCATTTAAAAATAGCATGTCTGCATCTAAGCACACTGTTTGATCCCATGGAGTAATTTCATCCATATAAGATCGACCATCCCAATGTGTTTCTTTATTCCAAAAAATTACTTTATCAAATGCCCAAATGTTACGAAGTATTGAAATCCATTCTTTACTGTCGGTAGCAATTGCAACATTATCATACCCTAACGGTTGAGTTTTTTTAATAGATAATGCTAAAGCATGTGCTAATTGATGATAATTAACATTCTTACTTTCAGAAACTATAATTAAATAACCAAATGTTTTCATTTAAAAATTTAAATTTTTAATTAAGTCACTTTTGTTCATAAAATGAATATCAGAATTTAAAACGTTAATGACATAATTATCTCCAGAACTATCAATCATAAACTTACATCCTTTTTCTAAATCTAATTTTAAAATTTTAGCCTCGGGCAACAATGCATTAATATTAGGTAAACTGTATCTATTAACAGTGAGATGTCCGTTGAGGATATGATCAGCTATGCTAAATGCTATATCGTTTCGATACATTCTAGGATTAAATTTATAAATTAAACTAAAATAATAGTATTCTTGTTTAATATATTCAACTAAATCAAAATATAATTTTGATTCTAAATTTTTAGTAAAGATTATAGTAGTTGCCCATTTCATTGGAATACCTTGTAATCCAATATAATGATTTAGATAAGCAGATTTGTTATCAATATAAAAATTACTGGTATTTGATATTAAAAAACTTTGATCTATGTTCCAGAATTCATTTAACTTATCTGTAAAAACAAAATAATCAGCATCTATTAATAAAGTTTGATCATAAGGAGTAATATCCCAAGCTGTGTTTCTATTAAAATTTAAAAAAGAAACAACAGTTTTGTCTAATTTTCTTTTATTATAATCTGCCGGTTTATCTACAATTAGAATTTTATCAAATACTGTTGAGTCATTTAAAAAAATACTTGAAGTTTTATCAGTTACCAAACTTACTGGACAATTTAAATTTTTTTTTGCTAATTTTGCAGATACTGTGGCCAATGCTACATAATCAATAGATTCATTATTATGGGCATATATTAAAATACCTTTGCTCATAGTTTTAATAAATCTTCAGGCGATCGCTGTTTTTTAATTTTTTCAAATTCTATTAGATATTCATTTGTACTTTCAAAATATACGTCTAAAATTTTATTTTGAAAATCTATAACATTTTTAATGATTACCGGAATGTCATTGATATCTAAAATAGGAATATTTTCTGTACGATGATTGTCTATTAAAAATTTTACAAAAATAACTAAGGATCTATCAATGTAAAAAATACCACCATCGTATCCGATAGTTAAATTTGCATGTAACTTATCTTTAATAGTTTTTTTTTGAATCTCAATGTTTTTTCTAAACGTTGAAAAAGTTAATGCTTTTTGAAGTGAGTCTTCCATGGTATTCTCAAAGGGTTCGTGAGAATATTTATAAACGTGTAATTAAGTATTTTTAAATTGTGGAATTTTAACCAGGAGCACCAGTAGTAGCCCAGGCTCCATAGATTTCAGTTTGAGATGTTGGTCCTGTAACTGTACCATTGGCTCTTCTTCTTTCTACAATAGATTCAACTTGTAAAGAAATTTGATCTCCAAAATATACCGCTCCTGCACCTGAGCCAGATAGTCCAGCGCCTGTATAATCTGATCTTAATTGAAAACCCAATGTAAAACTACGAGCAAGACCCGGAGTAGCATTATCTAATCTGCCTCTAATAATTGCTTCATTAACAGAATACGGATTGGGACTTAAGGAAGTTACTAAATCCTTAAAGGTAGTTTGTCTTAGATCGTAAAATTTAGTAGCATCAAAAACATAAGATCCTAATCCATTGATTGCTGTAATCATTGCTTCACTTTGGCTTCTGCGATTACCAGTGAGTGTAGGACTAGTTCCATGTGCAACGGATAATGACAAATTATATGAACCGCCCGAATTAAAAAATTGATTTGCTACTGATGCTGTTGGAAAAGTTACAGTAAAAGTCCAGTTAGCAAGACCACTAAAATATATCTCCTGTTCAACAGATGATAATGAATCAGGGGTTAAAAGTTCCGATTGACCTGGACCAATACTAAATCTTTCAGATATGCAATCATTAGCAACACTTACGTATTTGTTATATATGGATAAAGTAATATCGTCGCCTATGGTAACATCAAAAACATTATTGGTGCCGCCCGGAATGTCGTTTTGTAAACCTAAATTATTTGTTACCCAAGTTGTACCTTTTTGATGTGTTCTTGCTTTAATAAGATCTAATCTAATATTATCCCATTCTGCGTCATCAACTCGTGTCTGTTGAACCGATGATGTTTGAGTCAGAGCTATACCATATCCATATTGATACTTGTCAGCTGTAGCAGAAGGTAAAAAAGTGTCTCCGTTAGTTAACACTGCTCCTACCTTATTTCTTATATCAACGTTATATGAATCTCTGGTTATTTTACTCACAACTTTTCCTGTATTTTAAAACATTATATATCTAAAAAAATTAAAATTTTTATGTAACTGGGCCAGCACCCACAGTCCACTGTGAATCATATGCCCAAGCTACTGGTTTTGGACCAACAATAGCACCAATTGACTCTCTTTGTAAAATTTGTATGACAGTTTGCCCAGTAATTTGATCTCCATACCACACTCCTGATCCACTGGGTCCAACTCCCTGATAGTCTGAAGTCATACGTATTTCAAAAGTAAGTTGAGCTGAATTGCCCGAACCTCCGCCATTAACCCTTGATCTAAATTGAATTTTATTACCTGTATAATTTCCATTTGACGAAGTGACTAATGGTGTCCAATCAACGAAATTAGATGTCGATGCTCTCCATTGAGCTACTCCAAAAAATCTTGTACCTAGCTGAGATGCTAATGCAGAAAAATCTACTCCTTGATTTGCTGCCTGTCCAGTTAAAGAATTATTAAAAGTAAAATTTAAAAGGAAGCCGCCGCCTGCATTAAAAAATTGATTGGCTTCGGTTGGATTATTCCAAGCTGCTGTAGTTCTGTGATAAGCAAAGTTACTAAAACTAACATTTAACGGGGGGTTAACTAGTGTACCGGGAACAGTATCAGCATATTGGCCTACTGCAACGTCGTCTTTTCCTACTATCGCTTGTTGAGCTAATGTTAGATATTCACCATAGATTGCTAATGTAATATTATCACCTTGAGCAACATCTGTTATATTTGGTATACCTGATTGATGGGTTCTTACACGAATAATATCTAATCTTAAATTATCCCATTGTGAATCATCAACTAACGGGTATACATTCGTTAGTTGATCTTTAACTATGTTAGAAGATAACATTACTCCGCCATATCCGGTTTGAATATTGTTTTGATCTCCTTCTACGAGTTTACGAATAGGTTCTCTAAGATCTGTATTAAATGAACTTGCAGTAATTTCCACGTTGAATCCTTTTTATAACACTAATACTTCGATTACCTTGACATCTATATCGTTACTAGATTCTAAAGCAATAGCAAAAACATCACCAGAATGTGGAACTGCTGCTACTGCTGTTCCGTTATTACCTGCTACTAGTCTTTGACCTTTACGAACAGCACCTGTTACCTTACAAGGAACTCGACCTTTGAGAGCAATATATGTTCCACCTTCTAAGTCTTTATTCATCATAAATGCAGGATTTGTAGAAACTACACCGATGGCACGTTGACCCCACTGGCATGCTTCAACTTCATGCTCTTCGTGTTCACAAACAGAGACCACTGTTCCTGGTTCATATTCTTTGTCAGTCAAATATTTTTCTGCCAAGTCAGCATAACGAGCTGCTGTTGCAGTACCATTCATAATATTGACATATATGTCACCGTTATTGTCTCTACTTACAATTGATGTTCTGTCACCGCCGCCGGGCGTTGTGATTGATGCTGAAAAATATGATGAAGCCCCAACTTTAATTGTGTCAGACTTCTCAGCAACACCTTTAAAAATTCTAGCTGTTAGATCTCCATTGGTGTCTCTTGCTGCAACTGATGCAACACCTGCTGGGACTGTTGTAGTAGCAAATCTTGCAGAACCTGCATCTACAATTAACGATCCCGAAGAACCCGTACACGATCCAGTTAATGATCCTACTACTTCAACAGGTGTTCCCTGTGCACCAACAGATCCTGTAAAGAATCCATTAAAAGTTCTAGTTTGAGAATTGTATGCAATTGTATTATCATCTGCCCAAATAGATCCATAAAACCTTCTGTTGGTAGAATCTACAATAGTTCTAGTTGCAGATTGATCAATTAAATCTCCTTGCAAATTTGAAAATACTTTTACAGAATATATATTTCTATATTTGCTATCGGATCTACCTATATCAAAAACTGGTGCTACTGCACCTGCAGGTAAAATTGGATAGAATCCATCTTTAGTAATAACGATTGGATCTCTATCTGTTGTATTTGTTTTAATTCTAAGTGTTAATGTTCCAGGATCCTGTGTTAATCCTTTTTGGTTTTGAATAATCGGAAATTCGCCGCCTTCAATATATACACGTAAAGGCTTACCTCCGGGGAATCCAACTTCGTAACCGTCATTAGTAAATGTTACAGGGTTAGTAAAACTTGCTTGACTTGATTTAATATAGTCGGCTGCAGGAAATCCGCCTAGTCTATCAGCATCTGCTGCTGTTCCCCAGAATTTCCAATTTAATGCTGTAACACCTGTGGTGCTATTCGCTTCAGGTAACGTAAAGCCTTTCTTAACAACACTAAATCCAGGTATTGGATTAATAGTCGAGTCAATAGTAAATGCTTCTTTACTCAAAATTGCAATTACTTCATCAGCTACTGATAATTTTACAATAGCATAGTTAGTACCGCCTACTGCTTTAACAATGGAGGCAGTAAATGTTGAAGTACCAAACCCCGGAGCAGTCTGTGGACCAACCAATACAAACGCACTTCCAGTCCAGCAATTTAATTGATTGGTACTGGTATTAAACCATAACTCTCCTGTTTGCAATCCTGGAGGTGGAGTATCACTGATTTCGGCACCACCTGCTGCTTTAAAATTAGTACCGTCAAAATATCTTAAACGTTTTTTGCCACTATCATACCAAATTTGCCCAGTAATGCGCTTGGGCGGGGGTGTGGTGTTTGCAAAATTTTCTAATAAATGTAGAAAGTTTTCGTTTTGTACTTCTCCGTAACCAGCATAATTTTTACCTACAAAACGCAGGTCTGTGGTGTTGTCAATTGTACCATCTGGTACATTTGTTAAAAAAGTTCCGTTAAATTTATCAACTTGATATGGCATTCTTAGCTCCGTTTATCTATTTATTTTAAATTAATTGTCCTTGTGCAGCCAAATCTCGCTGTCTTTCTAGCTCTAAATATTCTGTTTGACTTAGTGTTGTTGACTTACCCAATGCTTGTTCTCTCATATGTCTTAAAATTTGCCAATCTGTACTATTTAAAAATTCTCTATTTTGAGCAGCTTTAATAGACGGAGCAGTCATTTCTGGTAACTTTTCTTTTACTGCATTGGAAGGTATATCAAAATAATGAGTACCCATTTCTATTTTTTTAAAATCGTCATCTATTATTTCTTGTACAGTAACCGTTGAAGGTACATGAGGTCTATATGATAAGACCGAAATAACAGTATTGTTTTCTATACAGATATAATACATTATGATCCCCAAATTGCTAACCAATTAGCCGACGGTGTCGATCTTTGTTCAGTGTTTTGAACATATACTCGAATTCTATCTCCCAAATTACTCCAAACACAACGCATTGAATCGTCGCCATTTACATCGCCTGCATAATGAATAACCGCAATCGATGGTATAAATCCTATCAACTTAGCCATAGTTTTTCCAGTTGGAGGAAATATATCAAAGTAATTTGATGAGTTAGAAAAATTGCCTACACTGTTTGTATATCCTACAGCAATTGTTGTACCGTAAGTAAAGGTGTTGTTATTAATAGTAGTTATTAAACTGTTTATAGTATTATCAACAACAGCGACTTCATCATCTACATATTTTTTAGTTGCAGCATGTAAATCTACTGTAGGTCCTCCGGCTAACACTAATAGTCCAGTCATAGTTGATCCAGCTTTTGCTACATATAACGAATCAACATATAGTTTAGTAGCTGCATGATAATTATTAACCGGGTCTTGATGTAGTGTAAGAAATCCTGATAATATCCCCCCCGATGTAGGAAGTTTTGTATTGTCAAAGACAGTTATATTGGCTGTACCATCAAAATTAACGCCATTAATTGCTCTAGCAGTTTTAAGTTTATCTGCACTGTCAGCGTTACCTTTAAATCCTTGACTAGCTGTAATTTCTCTAGCAAAGATATCGCTCTGTCCATCTCTAGCAACTAATGTATTTGGAAGGCTGGTAGTACTTCCTTTAATATTCCAAGTTTCTGCCGTAGTGCCATCATATACGCCAGGAGCACCAGATCTAATTACATCAATATATGAACCTGCAGTTAGACCGGCAGAGTTGCCTGCTGTAATTGTAATATTCTGTGTACCGTCAAATGAGACTCCATTAATTGTACGAGACACTAATAATTTTGATGCTGTGTTGGCATTTCCTATTAGATTACCGGTTACATTACCAACAAAAGTAGCATTTGTGCCTGTAGTTCCGCTATCTAAAACAACTGTTCCGTTTGATGCTTTTATGTCACCGGTTAAATCTCCTGTTAAACTGCCAACAAAAGATGTTGCAGTAATTTGACCTGCACTAAAATTACCAGAAATATCACGTGCTACAATTTTTCCCCCAGTGTTGGCATTTGTAGCATCTACACTAAAAGTAACATCACTGGTACCATTAAATGACGTTGCTGTTCCAATTAGATGTGTTCCTCGAGATAGCACCTTAGATAATGATGCAGTAACATTTATATCCGATGTTCCGTCAAAATCAACGCCATTAATCTTGCGTGGAACTTGAAGTTTTGTTGCAGATCCTGAATTGCCATTGATATTAGCAGAAAAATTTGCAGTAGTTGATAAATTAAAGCCTCGTGTTAAAGAACTAAAGCCTGCAATTGCATCTAAAGTATTAATCGTAAAAATATCACTCGACAGTATTGCTAAAACATTATTGTCAACTGTCATTTTAATTATTGCATGAAAGTTTCCTGCTTGATCTCTAACTCTAGCACTTACTAATCTAGTGATACCAAACGGTATATCTGCAGATTCTGGACCTATTAGTTGCCAACCGTTGACATTATAAGGAGTTGTTCCGTCATAAAAAAATAATTGTTTAGAAGATTGTTTAACCCAAAGATCGCCTCGAGCCGGTGTTATAGGAGGATTGTCTGCAATCAATGCCGCCGACACAGGATTCCAATCGGTTCCATCATACACATTTAATATTTTTGATGTTGTATTATAATATATTTGTCCAGTAAGTGGAGTTGGCGGTGCATTGTCTGCTGCAAAGTTTTCTAATAACCAAAGAAAGTTTTCGTTTTGTACTTCGCCATACCCAGCATAATTTCTACCAACCAGTTTGACACTGGTAGTAGCATTAATTCTTCCGTCTTCCAGAACAGTAAGTTCGTTACCGTTCCATTTATTAATACGATATGGCATTTTTTAAATTCCTTTTATGGCTGT